TGCTTGATAAGAACGGTTCATCCAACCGTAGCAGGTATAACTTGTTGTTGCACCTTTTGCTGTACCTCTAAAATGGTTAAATTGTATGGCTCCAGAAGAAGGTACAGCCCCTGCGTTACCTGTTTTGTCTGTTCCTGTAACTTTAGATGTGGCTGCGGAACTAGAGCCTAAAGCAGGTGAAGTAGAGCTACTGCCAATGTTCGAGTTGCTCCAACCATTACTGTAATAATAAGAAGTATAAGCACCTATAAGTTTAGTGGCAGGTGTATATACAGAGTGACTACTACTTGCAATAGTAGCAGTTGTAGCGTTTGATAAAGAGTCGGATTGTAAGCTTCCTGTGTAATATTCGCTCATGGCTATAGGATTACTACCGCCCCACTCAGCTTGTATTTGACTTAATGCTATTGAACCTGAAGCTGATATAGCCATTATTTATCCTCTAGTTCTTTTACTTTAGCTTGTAATTCTTTAATTGCTTCTATTAACAATGGAGTTAATCTTGCATAATCAACAGTCATATAATCTTCGCCAGATTTAGATTTGCCTGTTTCCGTGTCCATATCAAAAGGAGCTAATTCTACTATTTCTGGTAATACTGCTTTAACAGATTGTGCAGATACACCTACTTGTTTTTTTTCTTCTGCCCGTCCTAAAGATTTTGCGAGTTCATTTCCTTTATAATAAAAAGTTTCAATTTGAGAAACTTTATCTAAAGCATTTTTTATTTTGCCCTGTCTATCTTTTAATCTTTCATCTGAATGGTAAGCTGTAACATTTCCAATAAAATAACCATTACCAGAAGCATCGACTAAAAACGTGTCAGTTCCCGAGCTGTTTCTTCCTACAAGATATGTAGTGTATTGCGTATACATATTGTTGCCATGAGCTTGTATTTTTGCTGCCTTTTCTCCTGTCCAACTTCCATAATTTAATTCAATATCTGTGTTGGCAGCTATATCAATACCTCCATAAAATATTGCCTCACCTCCATTAGACATATCTACAGTAATAGCAGTTAAAGCTGACCCACCATCATTACCTTTAAGTACAAAATCGCCATCACTTTGATTTACTGTGACTTCAAAGTTTGCCACGCTTCTTGCAAGAGTAGCTGTGAGCAATCCATCATCTTTAAAAGTAATAGAGCCACCATCTGCGTCTAAGTTTAAGTTTCCTGCAACATCTAAAGTTAAATCTCCTGTAGCTTCTACCTTTCCATTTGTACCATCACTAAATATAGCTAAGTCTGTACCTGCACCAAATAAAATTTTGTCATTATCTGCAAATGTAATATTGTCATTAGAGTCTCGAACTGTAGCTTTACTTGCGGGTAAAGTACAAAATACGTTTTTAGTTCCTGCTGAGAAATCTACTGCTGCGTCAGAGTTAGTGCTACTTATGATTGTAGTTCTGGATAATGTGTCTGGAGAAGCATCAGTAACTGTGCCTAGTCCAACTTCAAACTCGTTTGCACCTGTATGAACAATAGCGTAGTAGGTAGTATTAGAATTACCGACTCCTTGTACAAAAGTCTCAAAGCCAGTTTCGGCTCCAGCTAAATTTATGGTGCCTGTACCAGTGGTGGTAGTGGTTTCTTTTACCCTATCGTTAAGGACAAGAGCCATGCTCTCCTCCTACGCTATTCTAATAATAGCTGTACTTGCCGCTGCTGCTGGGAACTGAATAGTGAAGTCACCGTTAGTAGATGTTTTGTCACCACCAAAATCTATACTAGCTACTGATTTGTTAGAATCAGAACTGTTATAAATTAAACAACCTCTAGCGGTTATTGTGGCACTACTAAAAGTTAAGTCTGCAAAATCTGTGATTGCAGTGGTTCCATCAGCTGACGGAGTAACGTTAGTAAGAGTTCCTCCACCTGTGCTGTAACCAGAACCAGAAACTTCATTAGTGTTTGCAAAAGCTGTAGTAGCAGCTCCTAAAGTAGCAGAACTTGTAAAAAGTGCTAATTTAAAAGTATCGCCACTACTATTAGTGAAGTTGTGAGTACCAGTTAAAAGTTCAGTTTTGAAACTAGTTGTCAAAGTTGAAGTTATTGCCATGTTAAAGCTCCTTAATAATTTTAGCTAAATCATTATGACCCTGCTTCCTAAGAAGCCCTGTCACTGTTGTCCTATCACTAGTGATAGCTTGTTTCATATAATAAAGGATTGTATTGTAAATAGCTACCTTAAAAGCTTCTGCTTGTTGTCTAACTTCAGGGGCAGCATTCTCTGAAATACCACAAATTTTATCTGCACATCTTTGTGCTAGATACTCTGCTGAGTGTCCTTTTTCATCTACTGTAGCTACTGAAATGTCCCCTAAATTAGAGGTAACTTTTATTTCAAAACTCATGCTTTATTGGCTAAATTATTAGCTCTAGGTCTGTCCGTATAGTATTCTTGTCTTGTACCAAGTAGTTCTTGCTCTGCTTTTAACTTAAGTAATGCTTCTTGAAATCTACTTTCATAAGCTTGTACTTCATTTAATGGCAGCTTTTGAAACATTGCTCCTTCAACTAAAGTTCCGTAAAGCAAAGCATCTCTGGCATTTTGAGATAGCCACGTTGTACCATTATCTAAACCTGCTGTTAAAGAAGCTGGTTCATAAAAGTAATGTAGTTCTATATTGTATGCTTGGTCTGGCACTGGACCCAAGATAAAAGTAGTTTCATCAAACTGACCATAGTATTTAGGTTTAGCTCTTTTACTTACTGTAGTTGCGTCATTTGAATACTCTCTCATAAAACTAGCGTGTTTTAGTAATAAGTAATCATAAACATTGTTTTCTATTACAGCTAGACTAAAGGTTCTTATAAAATCTGTTGGCTTAGTTAGGTAAGTATTACCAGCTGTTAATTGACCAGTTACGTTTTTTCTAAATACATTTAAGTTTGCACTTTTTAAAATTCTTTCTTCTGCTGTAGTTATAAAAGTAGGTAAAGTGGCTACGAAAGCAGTCTCTTCTGTATCTAAATAGTTTTGTACAGTTGTTTTCAGTGTGCCGTAAGTAAAACTCATAGTTGATTATATCATTAAATTTATGGTGTATTTGCTTGTCCACCCATGCCAGAGTGATTAGTACAGTAATAATAAAGTGTTGGTGCACCTACAGCTACTGTTATTTGTGTGTAAGCTCCAGCATTTCCCGGAGTTCCGCCTGTAGTCACTCCTGTCGTGTACTGAGAGCCTCCGCCATGACTACCATTAGATGTTGTTGAAAATCTTAGTGGATGTCCAGAATTACTAGAATCAGATTGGTCAAATCTATATATGCTGCCTTCAGACAAAGTGAGTGTTGGGTAAACAATTTCATCAATATAGAATCTGTTACCTCCAGCATAAGAAGCTACGGTTACTGAGAAAGTGCTAACATTCGTAGTAACAGCTAGTAATGGAGGCAAATAACTTGTTGCGACTAGTCCGCTTACAGGGACAATAGTAACGTTAGTGTTTATAGTTGGTGTTCCTAATGAACTTATTAAATTTTGTCCTGTCAAAATAGCTGTTGACGTATCCGGAATAGCTGCAACATCTGCTCCTACTTCTATACTTCCCAAACTACTTAGTAATCTAAGACCATTAAGATTACTACCAATAACATCATCAGTGATTACTTTGCCACTAAATATTTCTACATCTGTATTTGGTCTAGGGTCACGTAAAGCTTCTGGGTCAGCTGGTCTATTCTTTGGTTGTAGTTGTGGGTGCTTTGTATCAAAACATTGTGGACAAGACTTTATGCCGTCCCATTGTTTTTTAAGTCTTTTTAATTTGTATCTTTGACCACATTGGTCACATAAACCATATGCGTATTTTGCTTGAGCGAAAGCCATGTTAAGACCCTACAAATTTAGAGCTACCTCCTTCTTTATCCATGAATGCTGCTCTATTAAATTCTTCGTCATAAACTGTTTTTAGATTTGCTAATGCTGCAGGGTTTCTTTTCATAGCTAGGTAATATGCTAGTCCTGCTACCATGCAAGGTATAAATCTAAATACTATTTCCATGTTGTTTGTGTAGTCTCCTGCATCTTGTATTCTAGTCAACGCATTGTAAATTAATGTGTCAGTAGAATTTTCTGGTGTTGGAAACAAATAAATTCTAGGTGTTGTTTGTCTATCTAAAAAATATTGATTTGGTCTACCTGTACTATCTTTGGACGGTGTGTATAAGTAGTCAGAACGACTAATTCTGCTTAATTGTATATCAGTACCACTTCTTCTAATTACAGCTTCAGTAATGTCAACTACGTCAGTGCCAATATCTATGTAGTTAGTTCCTGAAGTAACTGTGACTGAGCGTTGTTCTATTGTCCATTGATTAAGTCCACGGTTAGCCCAATCAGCCATCATAATATTCAATGACCTTCTTGCACTTTCTAAATCGTACCCTGTTCTTAATTCAACTCCACAACGCTCATAAGCTTCTTCAATAAGCTCATCAACGCTCAAGTCAAAGGCTGTAGTACCTGAAGTTGCCACTAATTACCCTGTAAAAAATATAGTTACTCTATCTATGTTAGATAGTGTTGCATGTATACCATCTACAAATAGTATCCCATTGTCTGGAATATTTAATGTTTCGGTAGTATCAGCGTTTACAGGTAACACTAATAGTGTTGAACCTGAACTAGTATTTTTAAAAGTAACTGTGCCATCTGAAGACCCACCTGACACTACAAAACCACGAAGCCTTGAACGCTTAGTAGTCATGTCGCCAGTTGCGGTTACAGATGATGTTACAACATCAGAACCTGTCATTCGTCCTGCCATAGTTAGCTCCTATTATGCAGTTGGTGAGTCAGACGCAATTCCAAAGAATTTTAACGCTACTACTCCACCAGCTCCTGCTGTTCCAGAAATAACTACTTCTACTTCATCAGCTGTTTCAGTAGCTGCAGTTGTAGTACCACCAGACATACCTAAAACTCCGTTGCAAGGGAAGAATCCTTTGAAACCAGTTGAGTTAATAGCTACGGAGATACCATCTACAAAACCATCAGTATCTGCATCAGTACCAATGTCTACTAAATTTACGTTGTTAGCAGCGGCACTAGTTACAGTAACTGCTACACCCATAGGTATAAAGTTTG